TTGGCGTATTAAGTTTGAGACTGTCTTTGAGAGAAGGCGTGCTCATTATGGAGCATCGCTTTCACCAGCGTTACCTGCCGCATTGTTTGCTGAACTTGGAGGAGTTCCTAATGAATTTGAATTACTGACTGAAAAAAGTGGTCCCTGATCTAGATCTCCAGTAAAACCATAATTATTATCTGGGGGACTATAAGAATCTTCTGCCGAAAAACCTAAAGATTGACCTATAGCGTTATTTACGCTTCTTTGACTTTCAGGTTGAGCGAAATAATTTTTAAGAACAGAAGCACCAAACAGACCCAACGTTATTGTTGGGTCACCACCCGTAAAAAATGACGGTGCATTAAAAACTTTACCCGCTTGCATAATAGCACTTGATACTCCTGGAATTGCTTCGTTTGAATTACTCATCATTTCTGCAATATCAATAGGACCCATAATTCCTGCATCAGTAGCTCTATAACCTGCGTCAGTTGATCCTGGATTTCCATCACTGCCTAAAGAAGAACCATGTTGTTCTAGTAACGGCATCAACATTCCACGCATTTGTTGATCAGCATAACTGTTTCCCGTCCCATCTACACCCAACTCTAAGTACGCCCTAAAAAGCTCTTTACCACCACCAAGACTATCCACCAGTGTATCTTGATAACCAGAACCACGATCCCCATACGCCGCATCTAGGAACTTAGTCATGTCCCGACCTGCCATGTCTTCGTTCATGTTATTGCCATAACCATCAAGAGCACGGATTTGAAAGTTCCGTCCTATGTCATAAAACTCACCAGCTAATTCTCCTGGATTTGAAATGTCAGAGTTAAATCTATAAGTAGGCAACATGACATCTTGATTGTCACCAGGGGATGGGGTGGTATAAATATTTCTAGATATGTCAGCAATAGTCATCAATGCATTGTTAACATCAGGCACCGCCATACCAAAACTCTCGCGCCCCTCATTCAGCCCATAAGAATCAACAAACGGTGTCCCGTAATAATGCTCTCGTGCAAAGTTTTCTTGGTATGGGGTAGGGTCACTCGTAAACCCTCGTTGTGCAAACTCATTAGCTGCAAAATTAGCAACATCTGGATTGGTTTTTAAATATCTTTGTTCAGGACTTTGAACAGCAAAGTCTTCTACCTGTGCCTGAAAGTCTACCCCTGGTGCCACACCTTGTGAAGCAACATACGATGTGGCTTGATTCAAAAGTTCTGGATTAGCTTGTAAAGTTTGTAATGGTGCGCTGAGTGTTGGAGGGTTAGCCCTCATTTCTGCTAACGATGTCGCTTGCTGATCGGCATACTGTTGAAACAGATCCATGTTTACCCCACCCGTAGTAGGGTCTATCGCTATCGCTTCTTCATAGGTAATAGCCATAACAACTCCTAAACGGCATACGGGTTAATTCTAGGTTTATCTAACTTTTTAGGCTCATCAATATCCATTGCTTTGGGTAACTCAAACCAGTAATCATTTTTCAGATATATCATAGCTTGGGTGAACGTGTCTACATAGTCATCATGTGGTGCTACAGGAAACTTGGTCAACTCAGTTACAAAGTCTTTAGCCCAACTGACTTTATGACCTCTGTTTTTTTTGCTCTCAGGTATCCACACCATACCCAATTCTAATATCGGAGCTGCTTGATGGGCGCGACTGATCTTGTCAGCATTACCAGGATTGTACGGAACTGCTGGTACTTTGGCTAATCGCAAATCCTGTAATAAAGACTGACCACTTGCCTTGGCCTCAACCAATACACGGTCTGGTCTGCGTGCTCGACTGTATGGACTCTCATTGGTCATCCCACCGTACTCAGTATTCCAATCCTTAATGCACTTGTTTCTCAGATCTGGATAGCTCAGATGTTCTGCCCATGCGTCAATTAACATTGCTCCTCTCTGACCCTCGTGGGTAAAGATCGCCCAGACAGTACACGCTGTAGGGTCACCCGTTGTCTTTTCCGTGAAGGCACAATCATAGCTTTGCAAGATATATTCAAATGGTGGTAGCCCTTCATCAGCAGGCCACAGTTCCAAGAAACTCGTCTTGAGTATTCCACCCTCACTAGGTGTCGGGTCTTGTTGCAACTGACCTGCCGTACCATAGGTGCCTAACAATTGCTTTAGCTCTGTGACCTCCTTCTCACCAAATCGCTCAGGGCAAATCAATTCACCCTTCTTTTTTCTTGGGTCATACAACCCAAGTGATGAACGTCTAGACACCCCATCCCATTCAGCAGGGATCATCAGATGTTCCCACCCACCAATGTCTTCTAGGATATGACCTGATATGTCCCTGTCATGTAGTCGTTGCATGATAGTAACCATCGCATCATTTTTAGGATCGTTCAGTCGAGTGGACCACACCATGTCAAACCAATCCAACGCACTGTCCCGTATCGTGTCCGACTGAGCTTCCTGTGCTGAGTGGGGATCATCAAGTATGAGCCTAGATCCACCCTCACCTGTTGCCGTTCCACCAACAGACGTTGCTAGGCGGTATCCCGTTTTGTCATTCTCAAATCTTTGCTTGGCGTTCTGATCACCCGACAGCTTGAACATCTGACCCCATCGCTCTTGATACCAAGGCGATTGGATTAACCGTCTGGCTTTTAGATTGTCGCGTATGGATAGGTTGCCTGAGTAACTTGCACACAGGAACTTTTGTTCTGGTTGTGTGAGCCACTCCCACATAGGCCACATCACACTAACGATGGTACTCTTACTGTGCCGTGGTGGGATGTTGATCAATAGCTTTCTGATCTCCTTATCTGTCACTGCCTGTAGGTGTTCACAGATCTCTTCGATATGCCACGAGGGTATGAACCTTACTCCAGGCTCGACTACCGCCCATGACTGTTTGACAAACTCATATAGCGATGCAGAAGCAACCCGTCTGTCTTTTTCTTTCTTGAGAAGATCGCGTAATACAGCAGGACTTGTCGTAGTTATATTTTCAGCCAGACTCATCATTCCCCCACTTTGTCAAGCAGTTTCTGCATATCATCAAGTTCAGAGTCTGACAAGTTTCGGAGATCGACTGCCGCTAGTTGGATTGGACCACCACCCTTGCCCGTGTGCTCGTTAGTTACTTTCTCGCCATATTGTCGTGGAAGCATTTTTGCCAACATCCATTTACGAGTTTCCACACGGAGTCGGTTGCGTTGGATCGCCTCGGAGCTTAAACGTTCCCTCGTTCCGTCCTCTGCTGTCGTGTAGGACTCGTCACTTATTGAAATAAGCTCATCACTCAATAATTCATATTGCATAGCCCTCGCGTGCGCGTACTGTTCTCTTAAAATAGAGCAGCCCCCAATCCATTTGAGAAAAGCTGAAGCTGCAGGAAGATCGGGATCGTCATCAAGAATTGATCGAAGAGACCTACCTTGAGCAATTTGATAGCATACGAACTCCGTAATTTTTTCCCTATCATATTCTCTAGCATTAGGACGTTGTGAGTTCTTTTTATATGTTCTGATTTTATTTTTTGATTCGGCACGATCACTTGTTTTGATCAGTTTCAAGTCAGGTTTTTTTGATGATTTTTTTGTCTTATTTTTATCGTCATTTTTATCTGACATTTTTAGGCTCCAAATAGCTGTTTGATCGTTCTGTTTTCCCTATAGTAAAAAGGAACAGAACGAACGTATCTAATCATCGGCGTGAGAGGGCTATAAAATAGCCCCTCTCTCTGACGATTGATGACTTCAGATTTACCATTAATTTTGATCGTTCCAAAATTGTTTTTAAAAATTGGAACATATAGAACATATAGAACATATACCATTATTTATAAAATATATGGTTACCGATTTGAACCACAAATTCGTACTTCCATTCAGGCTCCACATCGACTGAATGATAGAATGTAGAACCCTCTGTAATGTCCATAGAAAGCCCGTAGCTATGCCAAGCTTCCTCTGATACTCGCATTGCCAGAGTGAATGCGACAGGGTCTGTAGGAGTGTCTGACTTAGCATCGCAATAGAAACTAAATTGGCATTTGTGTTTAATAGGTTTGGTCTTATCCCATGCCAAAGTCGGTCCTTCTTTGACCACATCACAGATTGTGTTAGGCCATCGACTGTCATGGACCCTGTTAATAACTACGCTTGCCACGGCTAGTTGGCCTACTAACGGCTCTCCTCTCGCCTCAAAATAAACTGTAGTTGCAAGGCAAGTCAGTTGTAATCCTATTGCAAGTGCTGCTGTCTCTAACATTGTTATACTCCGTTATTCGTTAAGTTCGTTAGTTGTACCCTGAGCATTTTCGTCGAGCTCTTTTTTTACCTGATCCTGACGTTCCTTTATTAATCTTCTGCGCTCTCGTTCTTGTTCTGACATTGGTGTGAGAGGTTTGCTATCGACTATCTGGTCGAACTGAGCTTGGATACGCT